TAATGCAGGAAAAACAGAAGCACAGTATATCGCTTCCCTAAAAGGCGCAAAGGGAGATACCGGAGCGACAGGCCCACAGGGACCAACCGGAGCAACCGGAGCGACTGGACCACAGGGAGAAAAAGGAGCAACCGGAGCGACAGGTCCACAGGGACCAACCGGGGCAAAAGGAGATAAGGGAGATCCGTTCGCAATCGCAAAAACGTTCGCCTCCGTGTCAGCAATGAATTCTGGATTCTCCTCAGATGGAGTGAAAGAAGGACAGTTCGTCATGATCGACACAGGAAATGTCAATGATGTCGATAATGCGAAACTCTATATAAAAGGAAAGACAGCATATACCTATATCACAGATCTTTCAGGTGCTACTGGAATGACAGGCCCACAGGGACAAAAAGGAGATACAGGGGCTAAGGGAGCAACCGGAGACAAGGGAGCAACTGGAACACGTGGCAGCAGATGGAACGCAGGAACAGCAATTACGGAAACAAGTACAACAGCAACAGTATTTTCAGGTTCAGGAATTACAGATGCATTAGTGAATGATATGTATCTGAACACATCTACTGGGTATACATATAGATGTAGTGTAGGAGGAGCAGTTTCTGTGGCTAAGTGGGTATATACAGGAAGCCTGAAAGGAAATACGGGAGCAAAAGGAGATACAGGTGCAACCGGAGCGACAGGCCCACAGGGTGCAAAAGGAGCGACAGGAGCAACCGGTAAGGATGGACAGACTCCGACATTCAAGATCAGCAATGGACACTTGATCGCAGTATATGAAAGCTAGGAGGAATATACAATGGCAGCAAGACAGATTGATCTAGGACAGGTGGTTGGACCTACAGGGAACGGCAATCACGGGAACAAGCACGACGGCAACAGTATTTTCCAGTTCAGGAATCACAGATGCCATTGTGAACGACAATTACCTGAACACAGCAACGGGAAATACATATAGATGTACTGTAGGAGGAGCAGCTTCTGTGGCTAAGTGGGTATATACAGGAAATCTGAAAGGTCCACAGGGTGCAAAAGGAGCAACAGGCTCACAAGGACCAACTGGAGCAACTGGGCCAACCGGAGCAACCGGACCGAAAGGGGACACGGGACCGACAGGCCCGACAGGTCCTCAGGGGCCAACAGGAAAAGTAGATGCTAATACACAGGTAGCGTTCACAAAGGCATCAACGAGGGAGAATATAGCAAGCAATGAGAAGATGTCAACTATTCTCGGAAAGATCGCAAAGTACTTCGCAGATCTGGGAACATCCGCATTCAGAGCAGTGGCGAATAATTTGACAACTTCAGCAGCAGGAAGTTCTGTGTTGGATGCTTATCAGGGAAAAGTACTGGATGGAAAGAAACTGAACACTGCAAATGTGATTAATAATCTGCTTACGACAGAGGCCGGGTATGCGCTTGATGCACGACAGGGGAAGAAGATTGAGGATCAGATTACTGAATTAAATGGCAAATTGAATCGAAAAATCACTTATGACGAAACAGAGACAGGGGAAATAGTAGTTGGGAAAAAGATCTATTCCAAATCTATATGGCAAACTCATCTTCCAAGTAACGGAACAGAATTATTCGATCTCAACTTACCGTCAGATACCTATTATGCCTGGATTGACAGCGGAAATAGTTATATATATAAAGCCGGATACTCTGACATTTTTCCGATTCCGTATATAAATCCACGGGACGGCAGCTGGGCAAACTGTGTTGGAATAAAAATCAATGCAGGAAAATTGGCAATATTTACGTCAACTGATTGGACAGGATACGGATTCTTTGTAACAATAAAATACACAAAGAAGTGATATTATAAGCGAATGATAATGGCAGGGCACTCCAAGCCGGAAACAACGATAAGATATTGTACAGTTGATCAAGAAGCTGTTAAATATCACCACAAAAAATATTTAAGAGCATAGCGAAAAATAAATAGAATCTGAAAAACACTTGGCATAGGTCGGGTGTTATTTGCACGCAAATTTTTATAAAATGATGTGGAATCCTTATCATATGATTTGCCATTTAATTAAGGATTCCACTAGAAAGGAAAACAAATGAACATACTTTTTCTTAATCAAGAAGAACCAGTGATGGGAACTGTAACAGTTCAAGATCTCCATCACGTGAAAATCGAGGGTGTATTGCAGAATCTGTCGGGATTTCATCTCGTGACAAATGATGGACAGGTTTATGGAAAATACGAAACATATACTACATTGTATAAAACTGTGGAAGACGGATACATTCTGTCAGATGATGGAAGTGTATATGTAGAGCCGGATCCAGAGCCAGAACCGGAGCCATATGTTCCAACATTAGAAGAGATCCAGGAAGCGAAAGTAAATGAGATGAATGCAGCGCAGCAGGCTGTGATAGCGGAAGGTGTGGATGTGGTGCTTACAGATGGAAGTACGGAGCATTTCACATTAACGGAGAGAGATCAGACGAGCCTTGTAGGATTGCAGGGACAAGTGGCAGCAGGAGAGCAGAACATTCCGTGGCATACTTCAGATGAAGAGGAACATTGTAAGTTCTATAGCAATGCGGATATGGCTAAAATTACTGCAACGGCAATGGAATATGTAACATGGCACGTTACGTATTTCAGAGATTTGAGAATCTATATCAGAGCATTGACAGAAATCGAAGAAGTAGAAAAGGTAACTTATGGAATGACTATTCCGGAAGAATATCAATCAGAGCCATTGAAAAAAATGATTGCGGCTCAAAACGTATGAAATGGGTAAGACCGCTGATTCTATTTGGAATTGGCGGAACCCTCTATGTATTGATTGAACTGATCGCCAGAGGTAGAAGCCACTGGACAATGTTCTTCGTGGGGGGATTAGCATTCTATCTGATTGGATGTATCAATGAGCATAAGAAAAAAGAGATTCTGATGCGGTGGCAGATGGCAGCAGGAGCAGGAATTATAACAGGGCTCGAACTGATTTCCGGGATTATAGTAAATATCATATTGGACTGGAATGTATGGGACTACAGCAATCTTCCAGGAAATCTGCTTGGACAGATTTGTCCGCAATTTACGGTATTGTGGTTCTTCCTGTCGACTGTAGCCGTCTATCTAGATGATTGGATAAGATACTTGCTGTGGGGAGAAAAACGGCCAAAATATAAATTTTAGAAAGGAAGGATTGAAATGATGGATAAGATTATCACATTGCTGTCAAGCAATTCATTTGTAAAAATTTTGCTGATAGCGGTTGCTTTAGATACGATACTTGGTGTACTCAGAGCAATTAAAGAACACAAATTCAACAGCTGCGTAGGAATCGACGGAGCAATTCGGAAAGCAGGAATGCTCCTGTCAGTAGGATTCCTTATGGCAACGGACGTGATTATGCATATTAATGTATTAAGCATGGTACCTGAGGAATATGTACAGATTCTTGGAATTGATAAGATGGGAATCTGCGAATTTTTCAGTCTATTATTCATATTGTACGAACTGGTTAGCATCCTCAAGAATATGACATTATGCGGACTTCCAGTACCAACCAAAATCAAGAAATGGATTCAGAAATTCCTCGATGATATGACAGAAGAGCTTCCGAAAGAAGCAGTTCAGGAATTGCACCAGTGCAAGAAAGGAGAAGAATCATGACAGAACAGACAATTAAAGAAACAATTAAGAGTTTCGCTTACGGACTTTCAGCAAAAGAAATCTCCGACAACGAAGGAACATCACTTGAAGTTATGGAGAAGTTTGCAGAGGAACACGCTGCGGAGATTGAGCAGAAGAAAGCAGAGCTGAAAGAAGGTGGCTGGTATGAGTAAGTTAATCATTGATGTTAGCTATCATAATGGAGTGATAAATTGGGAAAAAGTAAAAGCATCCGGTTGTGCCGGAGCTATTCTTAGATGCGGATATGGAGATGATATCACATTACAGGATGATAAGCAGTGGATTCGTAACCTTACTGAGTGCGAAAGACTTGGTATTCCGGTTGGAGTCTACTTATACAGCTATGCAACTTGTGACAGACAGGCACAGAGTGAACTTGACCATATCTTGAGATTAATCAAAGGTCATACATTCCGGTTACCAATTTTCATTGATGTAGAAGAGCCAGGAACACAGAACTATGCTCCTAGATGCTGTGAGATTGTATGCGAAGGACTTAAGGCGAATGGATATACTCCGGGAATCTACGCTTCACTGAGTTGGTTTAGCAACCATCTTGGCAGTGTGCGTGGCAAGTACATTGAATGGATGGCAAGATACAAGAATCTTCCGGAAGATACTTACAAAGGTCAGTATGCAATTTGGCAGTATTCCTCCGACGGTCATGTAGATGGAGTTAACGGAAGAGTTGATGTCAACTATTGCTACATGGAATTTGGCGAAAGCGCCACACCAGTAACACCGTCAGCACCTTCTAAGCCAGCAGAGAAGAAAGACTTAGGACAGGTCGATATTACATATCAGGCTTTCACAGATAGATGGTGGCCACCAGTAGTGAACAAGATTGATTGGGCTGGAAAAGGTGATAATGTTCCAATCAAGTGGCTTGCAATCAAAGTTAGCAAGGGAAGTATCCGTTGTCGAGTATACACAAGAAAGAGTGGTTGGCTTCCGTATCTTACATTCGGCAACAGCTATGATCTGAACGACAAGAAGAATGGAATTCTCGGAGATGGTTCAGAGATTCTTGCAGTTGAGCTGTACTACATTACACCGGAAGGATATGAGTACCAGATGATTCACTATAGAGTTTCTGTCTGGAATAACAAGAACTTTTACGCAGATCAGGTCGATACACTGAAAGCAAGCGGCATGGACGGATTCGCCGGAGACAAATACAGATTCATTGACAAGTTCCAGGCTTGGATCGAGTAAGACTTTAAAGGCTACGTGCAAAAGCGTAGTCTTTTTTTATTGAAAAAATTTGAAAAAAGCGTTGACTATTGGAGTCCAATACGCTATAATAAAGACAGTTAAAGAAGACAAGCAAATTCAAGGAGGTATGGAAAATGACAATCGAAGAAATTAGAAATATTATTGAAGAAGCAGAATATGATTACATCGGAATTAGAGCAGACAGCAGAGATTATCAGATTGGTGAAGTAATGGATAATTCACATCAGCTTTTTCAGGATCCTCAGTACGCAGACTTTGCCTGCACAGAGTTGTTATATCCATACATCACAGACGGTGTTTACGCTGGATTCTATGACGCTGGAGAACTTGATGGAACATGTGCACTTGAAATATCTGAGAGCAACATCAAAGAAATGCTTGAAGCCATAAAATCTTACGGGGACAAAATATATTTAATCGGCGGTAATGCAATGGAATATGGAAATGACGTTGACGAAATCATTATCAAAGAAGCAGAAGTGATTGCAGTATTGTAATAAAGGAGAAAAAATGAAAAGGACAAAAAGAGCTTGTATAAAATGCGGAAAGCTTTTTTACGGAGGAACGGACAAAACATATTGCGATGAGTGTGCGAAAGTTATAAAAAGTAATGTTATGCGTACAAGAACGTGTAAATCGTGCGGAGCTGAATTTTTGGGAGGTCCACGTGCATCCTATTGCCCGAACTGTCGCAGAATAAGGCAAAGAGAAGCAAACGAAAGAGCAAGAAAAAGAGGAGGCGCAACTAGACCAATCGGAAGTATCGACAAGTGCAAATTGTGTGGAGCTGAATATGTTGTTAATTCCGGAAGACAAAAATATTGTTCGGACGAGTGCCAAAGAGAAGCGGTACTTGCATGGCAACGAGAACACAAAAAAGGATATGGTCAGGCATCTGGACAAGACATAAAAAAAGCAGAACGAAGAAAAGAGAAAAAGAAAATCTGCGTATATTGCGGACGTGTTTTTTCTTCTAATACAGCAACAAACACATGTTCCGATTATTGCCGAAAGAAAAATACGAAAATAATTGAGTACAGAGCGGAAATAAAACGTGGAATTAACGCAAATATCGAAAAACTGATAGAAGAAAGAAATGAATATAGAACAAAAATAAAAAAGGACGAGGAGGTATGAATTATGAAGGCAAACACAGGAATCGAAAGATTAAACAAATTAAAAGAACTTGGATGGGAAGTAGTAGCAGATGATCGCAAAGATGGAATTGGAGAAGTGAGATTAGAAAGAACAGTATCAAGAAAGAGTCAGGATCCATTCGGAAATTCTACTGGTGAAGATTGGGAACAGCTTCAGCACTGTCAAATCTTCTTCTATGATGATGGAACACACGAAGAGACAAGAGGCTAATAGGAGTGAATGACACAATGAAAGAAATCGAAAGAAACATCATGTTCGCAAAAGCTGGTGGCAACGCAAGCAAGAATGCATACACTTGTAGAATCTCACTCCCGATGGATGCAATCAAAGCACTTGGAGTGACACCAGAAGATAGAGCAGTGACACTTGTCATTGAAGAAAATCAAATAGTTATTAAGAAAGCCCAAGAGAATTAACTCCGGGGCTCTTCTTACGCAGAAGAAACGTAGGATTTTTTGCGCGTACAGAGTGCAGATAATCGTTGAGTGAAGTGACAAAACAATTGAAAATACTGCTCTTTTCCGCGTTTGTCGTTTTGGTTACTTCCTATAATAATGTTGCCCCGGAGCAGATAACTCCGGGGAGAATATTGTATCATCTATTTCAGGTAATATTTCGATAGAAGAAAAAACGAGTTTCTTCATATTATATAATTTATTTCCAAAAGAATTGGGATAAAGAACTTGCCCATATGGAGATGATCTGTGCAATTATCTATCAGCTGACAAAGAATTTGTCACCGGAAGAAATTGAACGTTCCGGTTTTGCACCGTATTATGTTGATCATACACTGGCAT